TGGGAAAAATAATTCTCAAATATTAAAAAGTAATATCTAACTTTAGTTTCCAGAAGGACTTAATCTCCTTTCTGACAAATGAAAATATTGAAAGCAAACGGGTATCCGGCCGCTAATATTAACGCCTCTACTATTGTAGGGGCATTGTCATTTATAATGGTTACCAAAGAATTAATGTTGAATAAACAAGTTTATATCAATGGAAGATAAGCCAAACGGTAATGGGCATGGTGGAAAGCGTGAAGGGGCTGGCAGGAAGTCAAGAGCTGAAGAAGATGACCTAATATCCAAATTGAAACCAATGGACGCAGCAGCCTTAGAAATGATTGAGGACGGGCTTGCAAAAAAGGATTCGGCAATATTAAAAATATTTATGGCTTATAGATTTGGGCAACCTAAACAAACTATTGATGCTAACATTTCCGGCGAGTTATTTATAGACTGGCAGGAGATTAAGCGGTACGAAACCAAATGATCCTGAATTACCGGCAAACCGAAGCTCTTGATTGTTTAGAAGATGAAACGACGGAGGAAGTTCTTTTTGGTGGGGCAGCAGGGCCGGGGAAGACAACATTAGGTTGTTACTGGCAATTGAAAAGGAGATTAAAGTTTCCCGGAACCAGAGGGTTCATAGGACGAGCTAAGATGATAACACTAAGGGAAACGACTTTAAAAACATTTTTCGAAGTAGCAGATAGACAAGGATTAAAAAGAGGGGGACATTATGATTTAACCACTCCTCAGGACAAAGAGAATCCTAATTGTATAGAGTTTAAAAACGGTTCTTTGATATTCCTTCGTGATTTATTTCTTTATCCGTCAGATCCTGATTTTGACGAATTGGGTTCACTTGAAATCACTGATGCATACATTGATGAGTGTTCACAGGTAGTAGGTAAGGCAAAAGATATTCTAAAGGTTAGGATCAGGTATAAATTGGATCAATACGGGCTTATTCCTAAGATCCTTTACACAACAAACCCGACAAAGAATTGGGCCTACTCTGAGTTCTACAAAGCACACCAAAGAAACGAGTTACTTGACCGGAGGAAGTTTGTTCAGGCTTTTGCGTGGGACAATCCGGATTACCCAAAGTCAAGTTTGGAAAGCTTAAAGAATATGCCTGAAGGACCCGAGAAGGAAAGATTATATCGTGGCAATTGGGATTATTCAGATGATCCGTCCGTACTCTGTGAATTTGACGCTATCATGGATATGTTCACAAACGATCATGTTCAAAAGACGGGCAAGAAGAGAATTAGTTCAGACTTAGCAATGCAAGGACGGGATAAATTCATTGTAGCGTCATGGGATGGCCTTGTTTGTTCGTTTAAAGTAGATAAGGGTAAATCAGATGGCAAGAGTATTGAGGCTGATATTAAAAACGTAATGATTGCTGAAGGTATTTCGCATAGTCATACCGTTGTTGATTCAGATGGAATGGGGGCCTACCTGGAGTCTTACTTAAAAGGAATAAAAGAGTTTCACGGTGGCGCTCAGGCAGTTCATAAGAAAGAATTTGCAAACCTAAAAGCTGAATGTGGTTACAAGCTGGCCGAGAAAGTTAATAAAAGAGAAATCAAGATCATTTGTTCACCGGCACAAAAGGAAATTATAATAAAAGAAATGGGAGTATTAAAAGCTAAGAACGTTGATATGGACGAAAGCAGAAAAAGACTTATAGGGAAAGAGGAAATGAAAGAGCAATTGAATGGTAAGTCACCGGATTATTTAGATACGTTAATCATGGGAATGTTTTTTCAATTATATGAATTCGTTGTTGCGGTTGCGTAGGAATAAATTAAATAAAGAGATCATTGATATTATTTACTCTTTTTATAAAGAAGGGATAAAATACGAAGACATGGTTACGATCACAGGATTAAGTAAGGCCACAATTTGGCGGGCAATTAAGATGAGAAAATGAATGCACTTCAAAGATTAATATTAGGACGAAAGTTTATTGAAGGAATTGAGACCTTGAAGGCAGCTACGCTTTACCAGTTGAATACCCGTTATGCAATTAATAACGGAAGATTAGTTACTCCGGCAGATAATAAACAGACCTACATTGAAGAAGGGTATAATAAAAACGCTATTATATACTCCATCATAAACATGATTCTAGATAAGGTTGTTCTTCCTGAATGGATGCTTTACAAAGTCGTAAAAGAAGATTACTTAAAAGAATATCACAGGTTGATGGCACAAAAGAATATTTCTTTTAAAGATTTAAAAAAAGCAAAAGAATTAAAAGCCGAGGCAATTGAACCGTTAGATAAGTTTAATCTTCAAGCAGGTAAGTTAAAAGAGCTTCTTAAATATGCAAACGAAAATGACACTTATCAAGATCATACAAGGGGTTTATTTCTTTATAAGCTTTTAGTCGGTGATTATTTTGAATGGGGTGAATTACTTAATGGTGGCGCAAATGCCGGTGTTCCTAATGCGTTATGGTGCTTACCAGCACACTTGATAAATATTAAAATCACTAATCAATTTCCTGCAAGGCCTTCAAGTTATCAACTTACAACATGGAACCAAGAGTTCGCAAGGGAGGCTATTCTGCATGAAAAATATGTAAATCCAAATTGGAATATTAACGGGCAACAATTATACGGGTTCTCACCTTTAAAGCCGTTTCTTAGAAACTTAAACAGAATGAATTCGGCTATTGATGCAGCGGCGGCTAAGTTTCAAAACGGGGGATTAGATTCTATTATTTATTTCGATGATCCACGATTTTCAGCAGAGGAAGGATTAGCACAAGCGCAAGCATTAAAGATAAAACTATCAGAAGAATATTCGGGTCCAATTAATCAAGGTAAGATGGCTGTGAGTGGTTTAAAAACCGGTGTGGCTCAACTTGGTTCCACTCCTGTTGAACTTGGAATTATAGATTCTGAGAAATGGGATGCTTTAATTGCTTGTGATATTTATGGGGTTCCTGGGGAGCTTTTAGGACTTACTCAAAAGACTTATAATAATGCGAAAGAAGCAGAAAAGGCACTAACAACAAGATCAGCAATCCCCCTTTTAACAAGTCGCAGAAATGCTTTCAATTGGAAGATACAAACTGATTGGGGGTTTAAAGGGCAGAATATTTATGTTGATTACGATACTGAATGTTTCCCAGAGCTTCAACAAGACATCGCTGAATGGATGGCAGCTACTTCTCAGATGATAATGGTCACACCGAATGAACAAAGAGAAGGGGCTAATATCGAAGCAAGACCAGAACCGGAAGCAGATGAGCCTTGGGTATTAGATACGGGTAGAACGCCTTTGAGTGATTACCAAGCAAATATAGTTGATCAAACTTTAAATACTGTGGTCAATGGAAATGGACAAGCCGCCAATAATGGCCAAGCAGCAAATAACGGAACAGGAAATGGAAAAGCGAGCAGCAACGGAATTTCCAATGGAAAAGTATTGCTGTCCTGAGAAAAGAAGAAGGATATTAAGATTAAGAGCGCAATTTATATTGATGTTAAAAAGACAAGATGAATTACACGAGCATAAATAAAAGATTTGAAATCCGAATCGAAGATTAAGAAGGCCAGTAATAACAATTTAAAATATTGACATGAAAGATATTTATTCATACATGGACTTTGCAATTAATAATCCATTACAATTTAAAGATGTTGATGGTAGGAAGGGAATTGTAACTGGATATTTTGCAGACTTTGATACTCTTGATTCCGATGGTGATGTAATAATGAAAGGGGCTTTTACAAAGACTATCTCAGCAACCGGCCCACAAAGCAAACAGCCAAGAATAAAACACTTGCTTAATCATGATCCTTCAAAACCGTTAGGAGTTTTAACAACTCTAAAAGAGGATAATAAGGGGCTTTATTATGAATCTAAATTAGGCAATCATTCTCTAGGTGTTGATTTTGTTAAAATGGTTGAATCAAATTTGATCGCAGAACATTCCATAGGTTATCAAACTAAAAAGTTCAACCAAGTAACGGCATGGGAAGATTGGAAAGAAGGTGATGTGAGGCGTGAATTAACCGAAGTGAAACTTTGGGAAGGAAGTTCATTAACTGCATGGGGCGCAAATCCAAACACTCCTTTAACCGGAATTAAATCTTTGGAGATAAATAAACTTTTAGGAAAAGCAGAGGCAATAGAAAAATTCTGTCGTGATACAAAAGCCTCAGACGAAACTATTGAAACTCTTTTATTATATAACAAACAACTTTTACAAACTATCACGGATCTAACATCCAAACAAACGGATAACGCCATTGTTGACACGGATACAGAAGAAGTAGAAAAAGAAGTTGAGAAAAAACAATTACCAGATGTTGTAGAATGTCCTAAATGCAAAAAATTTAATTACACCAAAGGCAATGATTATATCAAATGCAGCGGATGTAAAAAAGTTTTTGTTATTGGGTCAAACTTCGTTCTGGACATTTAAAAACTTTTAAAATTTAAACAATGGCAGAAGAAATTAAAATAACCTCGCAGCAATTGCAGAGTTATTTCAAAGCATTAAAAGACGAATTAGCGCAAGATCAAAGAGATCAGCTTGGCGCAATCGTTATTGAACTTGAAACCCTGAAGCACATAAAAGAAACAAGTGCTTCTAAAGCTGACATTACTGCGGCTCAGGAAAAGATTAATCAGATGTTCAAAGATCAAAAAGAAAACATTGATTCTCTTTTAGCAACAGCAACAAAGAATCAGCCGATCATCGACAACTATCTTGCGAAGCAAAGTGCAGCGCAACGAAATGGTGGCGAAAAAATGAGCTTCAAAGATGGATGGGGGGCCGCTATTCAAGAGCATATTGGTATAGATCAAAAGACTCCTGAGTTCCAAAAAATGGCAAAAGAGTTTCAGAGTAACCAGGCAAGCAGGATGAATTTCAAATTGGATCTTAAAACAATGACCATTGCAACGACTGTAACGGGTGATACTGTTCAAAGTTATAATAGTCGTCAAGGTTTGGCTCCAGCTCAGGCAATCAACTTCAGGGATATTCTTGATACAACTCCTTCTCCTGACGGTTCAATGGTCACTTACAGAGAAACAAATGCTGTTCAGGTTCCCGGTGTTCAAACAGAGGGTCAGGCTAAGACCGATTTGAACTACACATTTGCAGAGATCAAACAGATCAGTAATTACATTGCCGGTAAGACGACGTTCTCTAAACAATTGATGTACTCTTTGAATTGGTTGATGACAACGCTTCCAAAAATTTTGATTAGGGATTTTTATAAGAAAGAGAATGATTATTTCTATATCAAGATGGCACAAGCTGCAACGGGTGTAAATACTTTTTCTCCAACTTCAACAGTAGATGCGGAAGAAATGATTCAGATGATTGCAAACCAAAAGCAAGCAAATTTTGATGCTTCTTATCTTTTGGTTGATTGGAGACAATGGGCAAGAATAATGCTGACTAAACCACAGGATTATTCAATCCCAGGAGGTGTTATTATTGATCCTGCTACTGGATTTACGAGATTCGCAGGTACGCCAATGGTTGCCGCTTCATGGGCACAATCAGATCACGTTTTAGTTTATGACCGTTCACAGGTTGAAAGGGTTGAGACCGAAAGTTTAAATGTTACTTTCTCTTATGAGAATAACGACAACTTTGAAAAGAACATGGTAACCGCTAAAGTGGAGTGCTTTGAGGAACTTAATATCCTCAGACCAGACGGAATTATTTATAGGGATTTCGGTAATTCTTAATTGACGGATAATAAAAGGGTACGGTGAAATGCCGTATCCTTCTTTTAAAAGTATGGAAATATTAAAAATTGGGTTTGATAGATTTTATTTAGTTCATGTAAAAGACAATATTTGGGTTTACCCTATCTGGTCAAATGATATTTCTATTCCAAAATATGGTAATAGTAATTCCTTTAAAAATTCTACTTATAGGCTTGGGATTTTTGAAATAAGTGATAAAGAGGAACAAAGGGAATTATTAAAAGTATGGGATGAAAAGAAACGTTTTTTAAAAGAAAATAATGTATCTGTATAACACTTCAGGACAAACAAAGGATATAACCGATGACTCAGGAACAATTACTGAGCCTGTGACTATTCAGCAGATGAAGGATTATTTACGTCTTGAAGGCTTTGTTGATATTGATGATAGTCCGCAAACGTCTTTATCGGATTTTACTTTTGATGATACATTACTTACTCAGATGATCAGCGCAGCAAGACAACTAATAGAACAGAGAGCAGGGATTTCACTGATAAGAAAAACTTTAAGGACTTCTGAGCTTTCTAATTTATGTGGGAGACAGGAAATTCCTTTCGGGCCTATTGTGAGCATAACAAGCGTAACGGATTATTTAGGAAACGTTTTGACTTATACAACTGTTGGGGAAAGTTATTTGAAATTATTGAGTCCTTGTCAGAAAGATTTAATCATTACTTACGAGGCTGGTTTTACAACAACTTCGGTTCCTGAGAAGATCATACTTGATATTAAAAGACTAACTGCTTATTTGTATGAACACAGGGGGGATGATCCGGGAGTTCAGCCGTTTGTTTCGCAACTAGTGGGAAGTTATTCACGCAAAACATGGATAAGTTGATACCTACAAAACAAATAAAAATCCAAAGGTGGGTGGCTCCTAAAGATGCGAACGGAAATGCAAAAGAAGGCATTGCTGAATCATATCATATTTGGGCAACTCCGGTAAACAATGGAGGTGGTAGAACAGATCATGCAGGGCAAACGATTTTAAACAATAGGGTAACGTTTAAAATTTATTTCAGGGCTGATTGGCAAATAAATTCAGCATGGAAGATTATTTATTTAGGTCAGACTTTTACGATAACGAACATTTCAAGGATTGATGAAAAACGATTTAACTGGATAATTGATGGTGAAAATTAAATGGAATTTACTTTAACATATAATAAAAAGGTAAAAACATCTGATGATGCTAGACGTTTTTGGTTTAAGCATAATCGAATGCAGATAAAGATTGAAAAGCATTATGCTCCAAAAATAAGTCAGGCATTAATTAATCAGTATAAATCATTTATAAAGGCTATTGATGAGAAAGGTTTTAAATACGCAAAGAATAATTTATTTATAATTATTAACGGTCAAGAGATAGCAACAATAATAAAAGACCTATACCATAAGTCAGCTTTTATTGAATCAAATTATGTTCTAAATTATTTAAGAAGAAAGAAAAAAAACAATAGTGGTATTATAGAAAGCAAGGCATTTAATTTTGAAATAAAGAGACAGAATCTTGGGTTGGGCTTTGAAGATTTAGCTCCAGTAATAGATCAATATTTTCAAATATATCTTTTAAAAAACTCTGCTTTACCTATAACCGAAACGACAAGAAAAATAATTATAAACCATTTGATAAGCGAAGTTGACAGGGGCGTTCCGTTAGAAGAGGCAATAAATAATTTTACAGATTTAGCTATTACAGGAGGTTCTGTTAAGTCATTACCAAGAGCAATTAAGATAGCGAAAACAGAATCTACCAAGTCTTTAAGTTTCGGGGGTTTAATAGGGGCTTATATGAGTGGCGTTGATGTAGATAAGGTTTGGGTTACATCGGATGACGAAAGAGTAAGAGGTCTTCCTAACTATCCTGCAAAGTTTTCTCATGTAAACTTAGATTTGAATGAAGCTGATATGAATGGGGCTTTTTATAATGGAGAAGGAATAAGATTCCCCGGTGATCCAGAAGCGAGCATTGAAAATATAGCTAATTGTAGATGTGCGATGTTTTTTAAAGAAAAGTCAAACCCAATTGCTGATATTCCGGTTAGACAATTAAGTAACTTTTTAATTGATCTTTTTTCTGGATTATTTATTGGATTAGGAGCTGAATTATTAAGAAGGTTGCAAGGTGATAAAGAAACAGATAAAAACTGAAATATGTTTAAAACTGAAATAAAAGGATTAAAAGAACTTCAAGTGAAACTTGAACAGTATGATAAAAATCTGGCTAATAAGATAGATGAACAACTTTCTATTGGAGCAGAAAATATAGCCGTATTGGCAAAATCAAAGGCTCCTGTTGGAAGGTCAGGCAAATTGGGTGCAAGCATTTCAGCAGATGTTTCACAAAGGTTTTCAAAATCAATTAGTGTTGGAGTTCCTTATGGTGCGTTTGTTGAATTTGGAACGGGTTCAAAAGTTTTTAAAACGCCTGAGTTTAATTTTACGCCAGAGATGAAAGCCTACGCTTTAGAGTTTTTTGTATCAGGTAAAGGTAAACAGCCAGCAAGTCCATTTTTATTTCCTTCTTTAGAAATAGAAAAGAAGAGAATAATATTTAGAATAAAAGAAGTGTTGTTTGGTAAGGGAGGTAAATTATGATTAACACAATGAATCCTTTGTTGAATAGTTGGTTCTCTTTAATAGGGAACGCATTGGGTTCTACAAGTGTGTTTATAAGTGAAAGTGTTCCTGAAAATTATACAGGGCATTATGTTGAGTTAAGATGTGAAGGAGAAACGGAGGACGATACTAAACATAGTTTCAGAAGTGATAATATAATTATCACAGATATAGTTACTCAGTTTACAATGGCAATTGATAAAACAGTTGCCGAGTCTATTGATGGTATAATTAAAAACTTAGTTAGGCCAACTCCACAGACAATTGGTTTACCGGCACAAAGCGGGATTCAAATATTAATAGCAATCCCTGAAACAACTTCTTACTTAGAGCAGTATAGTTCAGGAAAAAAATATTATAGAAAAATAGTTAGATATAGAAACAGGATAGTTCAAACTTAAATTCAAACAACTTAAAAACAATAAACAATGGCAACAAATGACTTTCTGGCTAACAATGTGGTCTTTCAGTATAAATCAGTAGGGGCCGCCGCTTCTACATGGAAGACCTTAGTGTGCGAAACAGACTTAAATGGTACGCTCAGCTCAGACGTAACAACTCTTGTAACTAAGTGCGGGCAAATTAAAGCTCTTGGTGTTCCAGGTGCAACGATCAACGGATCGGGTGCAGCTAATACTTCACCGACGGCAACTCAGGCATCACTAGCAGAAGTGTTGGATGTATGTAATCTTCAGACACAACTTGAAGGCAGAATGATAAGCCTGTTTGTTGCCGGATCGCCATCCGTTGCAACGGGTCGGGCGGTACTTATCAGGGGTATTGGTTATTTTACAAACGTTCAACCACACGCTGCGGCTGCTGGTTCATTAACTTTTGACTGGACATTTGAAATAACAGGTACAGTCGATACTACAGAAGCTGATGAATCATAAGATGTGGTGAGTTGTTTGAATGATAGCTTATGGCTAAACCTATAAATATTTATATATGAGTAAGAAGATAACCGTTGACTTAAATGGTCAGTCTATAACATTGAACTTCGGCGTAGGACGTTTTTATAATTTGTTCAAAGAATCAACAGGTAAAGATTTGCTTACGTTCTCTGAGGGCTTTGATACTGTTAAATTGGTTGAAGTCACTCAGGGAATTGTTTATGCTGGTTACTATGCAGAATGTAAGTTGAATAAAGTGTCTCCTTTGTTTACTAAGGATGAAATCTTTGAGGCTATACTAGATTCAGAGACTTCGTTCATTAATGAAGTGTTTACAAAGTATAGCGATTCTGTAAGATCTAACGGTGTTGCGCCGGGGGAGGTAGTGAGCCAACTGGAGAACCAATAACATTAGATTGGTTGAAAGAAGTTGCTTTCGGTTGGCTCGGATTGATGCCTGAGGTGTTTTATGATATGGAGTTGGAAGATTTCTTTTTAATGCAAAAGGGGTTTTTTAATAGGCGTAAAAATGATGATATGAGTTTTGCAAAGGTTGCTTTTTATATCGCAGCGATTCATCAAAACATAGCGGGGAAACCATTACATGGAAACAGATTTATAGCAGAATGGTTTGGGGAGAAGGAAAAACAAATGACACAAGAGGAACTTGATAAACGCAGTTTGGCGGTAATGGCACAACTTGAACTGGCTGAAAAGATTCGAGCAGAAAAAAAGAAGTTAAAAAAAGACGATAGACTTAACTAATGGCCGAAACTTTAAAAATAGTAATTGATGCAGATGTAAGCGGGGCGATTTCTGGAGTGCAGCAATTGTCTAAAGTAATATCTTCTGATTTTACTGCTGCAACAAATGCCGCCTCAGCTTCGGCGGCTAATTTATCAAAAGATATTTCAGCTTCAGTAGCAAAAATTAATTCATCATTAGAAGGATTAAAAGTTACTTCATTAGATGTTAATGTTAATACTTCCGGGATTGATGCACAGATAAAAGATATTCAGGCAAAGTTTGCAACTTTAGTTGATCCAACTATTAATGTACTTGCTAATACTACACAAGCTGAAACACAGATCAATGATTTGATTGCTGAACTTGGATCGTTAAAGGGTTCTGAAATATTTATTCAGGCAAACGATTCGCAAGCATTAGCGGCTATTAATGCTATTGAAACAGAGTTAAAGGGCGTACTTGATAAACAGATAAAATTAAATGTTGATTCAATAGATGTAACAACTAAAATAGAGGATTTAAAGGCTCAGTTATCTTCATTACAAGACCAGCGTATAACAATTAGTGCAGACGGATTGCCGAAATTAGATGCGCAAATATCAGAAGTAAAAAATCAATTAGATTCGATAAGTAAGAAAGCCGTAGTTGTACCAATTGATGTAAATACTAATAAAGCTATTGATGGAGTTAATAAATTCGGAAAATCTCTTGATGGATTAACAACCGGATCAATTGCTCAACTACAGAAGGCCGCATTATTATTAAGAACACAACTTGCTAATCTTTCACCTGCTGCCTTGAAGTCTGATTTTGGAAGGCAACTTGTAACAACTCTTGAAACGGTAAAACATGAATTACGAACACTTGAATCAGAATCTACAAAAACGGCAGAAGGGTTAGGTAGGCTGCCGAGATCATCTAATCAGATTGCCGCATCATTTTCTAGTTTAGAAAGTATTTTAGAGGGGTCTCGCCATGGGTTTTCTGGCATTGCAAATGGTATTGGTCCATTATTAGAAGATTTTGAAAGATTAAAGGTCTCAACGGGATCAACTGGCGGTGCTTTAAACGCATTGGTTAGTTCTTTAATGGGGCCGGCTGGTATTGGGTTAGCGGTAGTTGCTGTTTCGTCTTTATTGGAAGTATTTGGTGATAAACTATTTGGAGCCGCTAAATCATTATCTGATGCGGAAATAGAAGCAAGAAAGTTCACGGCTTCAATAGCTGATATTAAAACAGGCATAGATCAATTTTTCTCTAATCTTGACTTTGAGCAGGGATTACAAAAACTAAAGAATAAATTAAAACTTGGCGATGCCGCCGAAGTTTTTAATATAGGACTTGATAAACAAAGCGCAGATAAGATTGTAAAAGAAACAGATGAGCAAATTACAAAAGCATCAAATGAGATAGCTAGAATTATAAATAATAAAACACAGTTCCTTAGTAAAAGCGGCCAAAAATTAGCTGAAACATTTTTTTCGTCATTGCAAACGGGTGTTACGGTTGATGTTTCTGGTTTAAATGAAGCTGATACAAAAATATTTAGTATTTTAAATGAGAGTGCGACAAGGATAAACGCATTACAAGAACAGAATACAAAGGCAAGAAGAATATCTGCTGAGTCTGACGTTAAAATAGAATTACAAAAGGCTGAAGATATAAGGAAGGCATTAGAAAAACAAAAGGATGCATTTGAGAAATTCCAGAACGAAATAATTGCAAAGGCAAAACAGTTTAATGAAGAATTTGGTAATGCTTTTATAGTGCCAGATTTAAAAGAAAGTTTCTTTAAGTCAAAGGACGATATATTTAAACTAGCACTTAAAGAACTTCAAGATATTAAAACGGGAAATCTTAAAATAAAACTACCCGTCCTTACTACTTTTGATTTAATACCGGAAGCAACCGGAGTATCACAAGATACTATTGATAACTTCTTTAAAGGAATAAAAGCAGAAGCAAATATTCCAGTAGAAGTTACTCCCGATATTTCACTTTCTCCCGGATCAATAGAAAAGATAAACAAGAAATTAGACTTACAAGCACAGTTTAAAATACTTGGATCAGTAGGATTAAAAGAGTTTGACAAAATATTCAAAGGCATAGCTGATACGGATTTTACAGGAATGAATGAAGGTATTAAAGAGGCTACGAAGCAATTAAAAAACATGATGGACGTTGCCAATACTTTAAACCAAGCGATAGGGCAAGGATTAGTATCTGCGTTCAATGGTGTTTTCGATGCTATACTTGAAGGTAAATCAGTATTTAAGGCTCTTGGTAATGCTATAAAAGAATTAGTAGTCGGAACTATTAAAGCTATTGCTCAGATGTTAATATTAAAAGCTATTACTAATTTAATATTCCCTGGCGCCGGTGGCGCATTTGCGGATAAGTTTTTAGTTTCTGGATTAGTAGGATCTGCAAATTTCGGAGGAGTAGGCGGTTCTCCTTTTAGTAACGTAATACAAATAGTAGGTCAATCAAGATTATCAGGTAACGATATAGTAACAAGTTATTCAAGAGCAACAAATTCATCAGGGAGGTTCGGGTAATGGATATAATATATACAATGGGGTTTACAAATTTTGAAGAACAAAGTGTTCAAATTCAAATACAGGCATTTAATCAAGTTGATCCAAGCCCATTACTTGTAGATACTACATTAGTAGGATCGGGTGATCCTCTTATACTTGAATCGGTAGATAGTGATGACGATAAAACAAAGGTTATAAAGGGCAGAAAATTAACCATTGGGTTTAATTCAACCGATACAGATAGTGTTACTATTGGGAATAGTGCTGATTCATTTTCTGATGGGGATGAAGAAGATTTTCTTGTAATTAATACCGTTGGAGGAGTTAGTGCTCCGTTTATAGGGAACCTAATTCTTGATGATAATACAGAAGCATTTCAACCAAGACCGAACCCTGTAAGATTATTTGCTAGTGAAGGTTTGGGGACAATAAAGGATATTAAATTAAGAGACGGCAGCGGTAATATCCCAGTGGGTCATTTTTCAATAATAGAATATATTTCATTATGCCTTAGAGATCTTTTCCCGGGACAGCAGATTCATGTGGCAATGAATTTATATGAGAAACAACGATATAGAAAAGTATCAGCTAATTTCAACATAACAGCAACTAACAAGTTCAGAATACCTTATTCAGAATTGGGATTTATTATAAATGGTGATACAATAGAAATAACCGGGTCGGTGTCTGGGAATAACGGGAGCTATACAGTAACTGGGATAACAGTAAACGGAACTACTTCAATTGATATACAAGTATCAACTTCTACTTTCGTTTTGGAAACAACAGAGGTCTGGATATTGAGAACTAATGGGCATACGTTTACAGATATATTTTTAGATGCTACAACTTTTGAAACTGAAGTAAACGAAAGAGACGATCAGTTTACAGTATTAAATAAAATACTTGATGCTTTTGGTTGCTTTATAACTTTTGACGATGATGGGTGGTATATAATAAGGTGGGATGAATATGATAGAATTACAATAGGAATAACTATTTTAAAATTCGCAAACTTTGATGCGGGTGATGGTACTTTCCAAGATTATACTAATATTGATGTAAATAAAATAATTGCACATGATGAAGACTTTCAATATACGGGGCATAGGCTTTCAAATGATAATGCAGTTAAGAGATTTCAAAGAAGGTGGAAGTCAGTAGCTCATATTTATAATTTTGAACAACCAAGAGAAGTTCCATGTAATTCTGCCTTTCTTCGTGGTACAGTTGATGATGATGTACTTCCTTTGAAAACATATATTCCTGAATGTTGGGAAATACTACGAGGCTTTGGCGCAACAAGTGCAACTCCAAATTCTGATTTAAGAATATGGGTTAGGTATGACGTTAATGATAACGAAAGTGAAAGATATTTGGTATTAACACCACAAGCAGCAAGCGGAGGAGAGATAAACTATGCTAGGAGCCAAGGTATAGAAATTGCTGAAAAAGATAAATTTGAATTATCATTTGATTATTCTGCTGATTCTGATAATGCAATTAACGGGGCAGCATCAATAACAATAGGGCTTGGTGTTTTATATGGTGATGATAGTAGTGTTTGGGTTTTAGGAGATAACGCTACATCACCAACTGATGGGGTTCCTGAATGGAAATTATCAAATGTTGATTTGTCTGTTAATAGAGACGTATATCAATGGTTTTTTAGTGCAACATCTGGTAGCGAAGATTATACAGAATTTAAAAATTATTCCATTATTGCACCCCCTGCTCCTGTTGATGGTAAATTTTATATTCATTTGGTTGCAGCTAATCAATTGGGATCTGCAATAGATGATTTTGCAATAAGGTATAATAATTTAACATTCACATACATTCCTTTGATTAATGGTACTTACCAAAAAATTAAAGGTCAACAAGACAAAGTAACAGGAACAAACGATTCTCGTAAAAATATAGAACATGAAATGTTTATAGGAGAACCGGGTAAGAAAATACTTAAGGGTGCATTAAAAAAATTCGATGGCACTAATTACGTCTTAACTGAAACATGGAATTATTATCATGATCCAACAGTTTTAACAGATAGTAAGTTAGCAAAACATATAGTTTACCAATGGTGGAATCAGTACAGAAAAACAAGAACGGTAATTGAATCAGATATTCAAGGGATAGGAACAAGCCCTCCTGGAATGATTCACAGATGGAGTATTTTACACGGTGGACAAGAGACTAAAAAATTCATGTTGACTTCTTTTAGGAACATGGATTTTAGAACTTGTGGGTGGAGTGGAGTATTTGTAGAAACTAGTTCAGTAAATGGTGATAGGGATTATTCAGATCCTTTCGAATTTCGTTATCTTCAAGAATGAATAACGGCTATAATATACAAGGTAAAAATGTTCGTGTATATAAGTACATTGATACAGCTCCCTTTGAGATTGTTTGCGGTACTAATATAGTTTTAGAATTTAATCAAGAGGTAATAGGAGCAACTACACCTGATAGCGGAATGTATTTAGAAAAACGAGGTAGGATGCGGTGGATAAAAGGAACCATTTCAGGGGCCACCACTTCAACAAATGATAGTAATTTATCGGTGTTCCATTTTTTAGATGAGGCCGTTTTTGGTGAAGCACAGGATTTAGAAATTATTTATACAGACAACAATGGGGCTACAAGATCGGTAAGAGCTGATTTTATTATTGAAAGTTTACCGATAACAGCCGAAGCCGGAAATTCATCTACTTACGATATTAATTTACAAACGAGGGGCGGATATACTGTATCAATATTGCCCGATCCTACTTTAACAGGTAGTCATGTAAAATCTGATTATTATACGGTTGCAAGTGGTAAGATTTCAGATAGTGAATGGATAGGATTAACAACAGCTAATATTATTGAAGTTTGTAGGGAAGGATCAGAGCAGTTAAGTTTAGGATTACCATATAGTTTTAATTCAGGAACCGGAGAAATTACTCCTGATGCGGGAACAACGATGGACGGTCAAAGAATGTTTGTAATTTGGACGTATTAATATGAGCGATATATTACATTATAAAACGGTTACATCATCAAGTGGATTTTTCCATGTAGGCGTGTCCAGGCCCCAGATAATAAAAGTATCCAGACAAGGAGAGCAGAAAGATTATGGTGGGGCTTTTGGTTTAGCTGTTTTCAATGGCAGTAATTGGACATTCTTACCGGGATCTGGTAGTAGATTAACGTTTGGGTCTGACTACCCCGCAACAACAGGGGAGGCCATTCATATAATTTATAAAGTAACTACATGAAAAAGATATTGTTTTTTATATTACTTATTGTTTCAATTCAGTCTTTTGGGCAGCCTACTGGATTTCAGAAGAGAATTGTAAACGAAAGACTTCAGGGCGGGTTTATAGTTGATTCTCTTATGGTGATGCCAAGATTTACAGACACTACACAAGCTAATCTTCATAAACGTTTTGATACTTGCGGAGCCTACTTCTTTTCTTATACAAAAGATTCTGTTTATTATAGAGCGTGTAATCCTAAAAGATGGATCTGTGTAGGATCGGGAAGTGGTAGTGGTAGCGGTATTGATAGCCTTTACGCTGATACAACTTTTCATAAAGTATCAGCCTATACAGCAGACCAAAAAAGAGGCAATGTACTTGGTGAAATTTATTCGCAAACGACCTTTACAGACCTTGATACATTTACTGTAAACACCTCACCATATAAGCCAGCAACTATTAGTAATTTGAAAATCCTTTTAGGGAAAACAGGAACAGATTCAGCATCATTAGTTACATTAAAAAGATACACAGCACTTGACAGGTGGACAATGAAAGCGGGTTTTATTGTTGGTGATAAATCATCAATAAGCTACGGATTTGGTTTGTTTATGTATTCGGTGAATACAACTTTTGCACAAGACGTAAGGGCGCAATTTACACAAAGAACTACACCAGGTTATGATGGCTATATTACTATTGATGATGGTAATCATGGTATTGCCTTTACAACTCGTGCAACTTCGGCAACCAATGTTATTTTTTCAGTAGGTGATTCAATAGAATTTTCACTTAATAGGAATAAAAATATTTTCACAGCAACTGCAAGGAATGTAACAACCGGTAATGCTGAAGTTTCTGTTTCCTATGTTTACACTGGACTAACAACAGCGGTGAATACAGGAAGTCCTGGCTTTTTTGCGGTTGGCAATGATTCTGTTTATCATTATTCTTTTTATTCTGATGAAAGTACAGGTGCTGACCTTATGCTCATTGGTGATTCTAAATTTACATGGTATGGCAATGCAATTACTCAATCTATTCCTAATCTATTATATGCACAAGCTGGTAATGTAATAAATACAGGGAAAAGCGGTGATAAAACTGCTGAAGTTCTTTTGACCCTTGATGAAATGATTGCTTTAAATCCACGGCAGGCACTTGTTACTATTGGTAGTAACGATATAAGAAACGGAGTAAGTGAGGCAACGTACAAAGCAAATATTGATACTATTTATAACAGATTAACAAGAAACGGAGTTGATGTTTTTTTTGCGTTAATGTATGAAACAAGTGTTGACCAATCAGTACTTAGAAGCTATTTATTATCACGATACCCAACTAAATATATTGATGAAGCATATACGGCTACACTTAACTGCAATAGCTGCTTACTGGCAGATAATATTCACTTAACTGCTTACGGGAATAAAAAATGGGTAGAAGGGCTTTTGCAGGGCGATAAAATTGACTTTGCTACACTTGGGCATTTCTATGAAATGAAATATAGAACTGGTGATTTATACTACCCTGCCATTGGCGATAGCTTTATAGTGCATACAAATTTTACAGGTAGAAAATTAAATGTTTTCAGAGAGGGCGAACTACAATGGGAAGCTGATACATACGAACCATCCAGTATTACCCGAAATATTGATACTATATTTTTCCATCCGCCACTTGCAACTGGTGAAAGAATAAGGATTCAATCTTACAATCAAATACAGTGGACTTCTATTGTTAAAGAGGCAGAGCCAGTATCACCACTATTTGACACTTATACGGGTCAAGCATTAGGATATTCTGTTAGGCTTCTTAATAGTGCTTATTCTGGAAATTGTATAAGAGTAAGAAGGAGCAGTGATAATGCTGAACAGGATATTGGTTTCTCCAATAGCGAACTTGATACAGTAACACTAAAATCATTTATTGGTGCAAATTCAGCTTATGTTAAGACATGGTATGATCAATCTGGGAACGGTTCAGATGCCACACAAACAACTTCGGGTAATCAACCAAGAATAATGAATGCCGGGGTTATTGACAGAGTGCAAAATAATGATGGTAACTGGATAGCTGCAATAAAGTTTGATGGCACAGATGATTATTTATCTTTTACAAACATTGCCTTTCCTACTGAATATTCAATGTTCATGGTACAAAAAAGAACATCAGCAGGGGTAAATGGGGCAGTGCTTAGTGGTGACCCTTATACCGGATTTTTCATGCAGTATAATGATGATAAACTATATGTAAGTAAGAATAGTGGGGCTGGTATTACAAGGGATGTAGCAGATGCAACAGCAACTTATTGTTTGTTAAGTGGGTTTGATGATGCTTCAAACATATTGAGTGCTTATAAAGATGGCTCCGCATATACGTTGACAGCCGAAGCTGCTGCATTTGGGTTTAATGGTCAATGGAATAGGATAGGTGTATTTGCTGGTACACAATACAGCAATGCACATATTAGTGAAATAACTCTTTATACAAGTGATAAATCAGGTGACAGGACAGGTATAGAATCTAATATTACTTTATTCTTTCACACTTATTAATATGAAAAAAACATTCACAATATTATTTATTCTTGCCTCACTTGTTTCTTTTGGGCAAGCGAAACACAAAGAGAAGTTTGGGGTGTATAAATTTATGGACTCTGTTTATTTTGGTAACATTCCTTACAGCGCAAGTGCCTCAATAGTTCATTTGGGAATTGATACATTAATAACTTCTCCTACTTATGGGAAGTTGGTGAGGAAGACGGCAAGCGCAGCGACTCCGGGCATTGATGCTGTTTTAGCAGTTGGGCAAGCATTGACAGCAAACAGGACAATAGATGTAGGCTCTAGTGATTTAATAATAAGTCAATCTGGAATTTTTACTTCAACGTTTGGAAGTAGTGGAAGTGGGCTTGTTTCATCGTCTTCTACAAATGCTGGATTATATGGTATTTCAACTACTAACGTTGCAGGGGTTGTGGGTGAAAATTCAGATAATACTACTGCGCCAATACAATCTCAAAAGAATTTAAGCAATACCCATATATCTTCACCAACTTTATTTTTATTAAGAACAACTTCAGGAACAGCAATAAATGGGATAGGTCAAAAAATAATGTTCGGGGTAGAAACGTCAACAGGGGCGCAGGATACTTCGGCAACAATAGAATCTTATTTAAAAAACGCAACGAATGCAAATAAAACGGGTCAGTTTGCAGTTAGGGGTGTAACAAATTCAGTAATTGATACTGCAATGGTTTTAGGTGGTTATGTTGATCTTACCGAATCTTCAGCAACAACATTTACTTCTACAACAATAGCCTCCAGTAAAATTCAAGGCGGGACAATTTTGATTACTATCGAAGCAAACAACGGAACAGAATTTCAAGCAAGGACAATGAGGTTTATTTGGGTGGCAGAAAATAAAGCCGGAACAATGGCGATAACATTAAGCACACCAGAAGAAGTAGTGGCGGCTTCAACAGGAACATTGACTTGTACAATAACAGGAACGGATGCCGGAAGCGGAGTTTTAAAATTTAATGCAAATGCCACAAGTTCTTTGACCCAAACTGTTTTAAGATGCTCTTATCAAACGTTTAAAAATTTCTAATGAAATACTTAATCATCATACTTATACCTGTTTATTGTTTCGGTCAAGTAAAAGATGTAAAATTAGAAAACAATACTCTTTACAAATTAGTAGGTAAGGATTGGCAGCAAGCTGGATCGGTAATTGGTGGAGCCGGAAGCGCCCAAACTTTAATCTATGATTCTATTTGGGGATCGTACTATTCAATCGGATCAGGAGTAGTTGGGCATCCAGGTCAGTTCAACGTAGGGATAGGAGTTGGCACTTTTGAGAACGCAACTACTGCACATTACAATATTCATATCGGCCAGAGAGCAGGATGGCAAACTACAGTTGGGCATGATAACATTTATATAGGCTGGGAATCGGGCAGGCAAAATACGTCAGGAAGTAATAATGTAGGAATTGCCGGAGAAGATGCTTTAAGGGATAACACAACAGGATTTAATAACGTAGCTATCGGAAGGGGTTCGATGATTTCAAATACCACTGGAAGATACAATACAGCCACTGGTTACAATGCTTTACAAGCAAATTTAATCGGGGAAGGGAATACAGCCTTCGGTGCTTACAGTATGGCTTTGCACGTTAATGGAAGTAACAATACAGCTTTAGGATATTATTCATTAGAAACAAATTCAGAAGTTGCGGTTAATAATTCTATCGGAATAGGTTACCAAGCCGGAATTGGAAATACTTATTCTAATGCAATCTTAATAGGGACAAATGTAAGCACAACTAAGAACGGAGGTATAAATATTGGTGGGGTTTATAAAGGCGATATTACAACCGGAGTTGCTGAAGTCAATTCAATAACTATATCTGGAAGAACAATTACATTTGATGATAATTTCATGTATGTAAAAACAAGTACAGGAGTGACAAAGAAAGTAGCCTTACAAGATATAGCCGCTCCTGTTCAAAAGATAATTGGAGTAAAGACATACAATTCACAAGGTCAATTATTATTTTATCAACCCGTTTATCAATAATGCCTGAAATAAAGCTACCAGTTACATTTGCAGAGTTTGTAAAGAATAAAAAAGATGCTATCACTTACATGGCAATATTTGCTATGATGATACTCTTCGGGCTTTTGTATAAAGGATGGCAAAACGATAAAAAGGATTTAAGAAAACAAATCAGTGATTGCAATACTAATAACATTGCTAACGCATATACTTGTAAGGTGGAGAACGATCAATTAAGGGGACAGATAGTTGAATTGATTACCGGGTTCAATGAAATGAAAGGCGAAATGAAAACACTTAGAAAATTAGGAATAATAAAAGAATGAAATATATCTGCCTGTTAATATTTATATCTTGTAATTATAGTAACCATGATAAGGTTATTAATAATAAACAAGTTGTTCATTCGTCATTTGTTGATTCATTTTCTAAAACAGTAGATAGTATTAAAATAGCATTAGCAGATTTTAAAGAGGTTTCAGATTTTGCAAAAGAGGCACAGGCAAGGATTCTAATGCTTGAAAGTAAAAAGAAAGCAATTGAAGTCCAGATAGGAGAGCAGCCTACTTATATGGCAGTACAGCCTGAAGATTATAAGCCTTCAGATGATAAGGATAAAGAGATTAACAGACTAAGGCAACAGGTTAGAGATTATGAAAGAGAAATAGCTAAGTTAAAGAATAGGTTGTTTTACGATAGCATGAATCATATCAGTAAAAACTATGATATAGTTCCTGAGAATAAACCAGATGATAAGAGTTTAATAATTACTCTCGATAAGAAGTTAAAAGGTGACGGTGATATTTCCGAACAGGGCGTAAGTGTTTACATAATGAAATATACTAAGGAAGCTAAAAAGCTATTTAAGGAGTATGGTAATTGTCAGACAAAAGACTTAAATTTACTTCAGGCGAAAGAGGCGAATTACTACAACGGCCAATATTTCTTTAACGATATATCCCCTGGAAAATACTTAATAAAGGTTTGTGCTCTATTTGGAAACTGGATGGTAATTAACAAGACGGATTATAAACAGGAGATAAAGATGTTAATGTCTCCACCTATTCAATAAAAATTAAAATTATGAACACGACTTCAAACATTAAAGACAAATTAAGTACTATCTGCGGATTATTGGGAGCGATTGCGGGGGCTATTCTATTAAGTGGGGTTGAACTTCCTACATGGCTTAAAACAGTCTGCGGGGCTACATCAGCCGTTTGTTTAGCAATCATTGGTTACCTGACTGGTAAAACTCCAGCAGCCAAACCAAAGACAGAAGAGCAAGTTATTGACCAGAACGCTCCGAAGCCATGAAAATATTTGCCCTCATATTACTCATTGGATTCATTGTAGGCTGCTATTCTGAAAAGAAAGCAACTACCCAATTTAACAAAGCGGTACTTTCTTATCCTCATATCCCTTTAGATTACTGTTCCTCAACTTTTCCTGACAAACCGGATTCTGTAATTATTAAGACAGATACGATAGTTGAGATTGCTACAATGGATTCTTTAGTTTACGATACTCTTTTACTAAAGCATGATTCACTTCTAATTAGAACGATTGTAAAGACTAAGATCGTAACGGTTAGGAAGGATTCAATCATTTATCGAGAGAACAAAGCGGAATCTCAAAGGCTTCAATTATTAATCAATGATTGTCAATCGAACAGTAATGCTATATTAAAAAGCAACCAGGATAAAGATTTAATAATTGCTGAATGGAAAGGCAAGGCTAAAAAACGATGGCTTTGGATTGCTTTACTGATCGGCGGTGCTGCGGCATTTACTGCTTTTAAAATCTGGAAACCTAAATTACCTTCAGTTAAAATTTAAATATATGATCTTCCTTCCTATCGGTATTTTAATAGTCTCAATAATTTCCTTTGTAATAGGTAATAAACAATGGAAAAGCGGCACTACGGTAACTGTTCGTGATCCAAGTGGCATCCCAATTGGAGAAAAAGATAGTTCAAAGCGTATGCCATGGACTTCAATAGGGGCCAATTGGTTCGGGATAATTTTCTTAGTAATATCTATCGGAATTGCATTTTGGATGTATCAAGAGAAATGATCCCAATAGTTTACATACTATTAAATTTAATCCATGCCTTGTGGCACAGTTATCTCATCAAGAAAAACCGATTAATAAAATCAGGCCAGAAGATAATTGAATACAGCCTACTATCTATTTTAGCGGGATCAACAATATTAATACTTTCCGGAGGGCAAGTTGTCCCGCTAATTTTGTTTTCTATTCTTAGTCGAATGGCATTTTTTAGCCCATTCTTAAACATCTTTCGATTTGGTTTTTCAGGGATAAATTATGTGAGTATTTCAAGCAATAGAAAGAAGTGGACTTTTGATTGGTTCCAAGATCAAACGGGGTTGCCTGTACTATTCCTTAGAATTATTTACTTAATGGCTTTTTTAATTTATTTGATAATCTGGATGAGACAATGAAAGATGTCCGTAAGCTAGTGGTCTTAATGTTCGCCCTTACAATCTGTGCTATAATGATGGCTATAATTTCATCATGGATTTATTACGGATCGGCAAAACCTGAATCGGTTAATATTTTAGGGCATTTAATTGATACCATGCTAGGGGCTATAATTGCTTATTTAATGCTAAAACCAAACACAAATGAGGGATAAAGTATCTGAAGGCCGTGTAGCCTTATTACACCCTACTGTAAGGGCTGAAGTCAAACAGCTAATAGAAAAGGCCGAATCTGGTTTCCCGGCTACAATGGCCGTTAGAATCGTTCAGGGGCTAAGAACTATTGCCGAACAGGATGCTCTTTATGCACAAGGCCGGACAAAGCCTGGTCCAATCGTCACAAAAGCCAAAGGAGGATCTTCGTTTCATAACTATGGCTTGGCTATTGATTTCGCAATTCTTACTGATAAAGACGGTAACGGGACTTTCGAGGATCTGTCGTGGGATATTAAACGAGATAACGATAAAGACGGTGTTGCTGATTGGCTGGAGGTGGTTAAAGTGTTTGAGGCTTCTGGATGGGAATGGGGCGGCAAATGGAGTTCAATTAAAGACTATCCTCATTTACAAAAGACTTTTGGTTTTACTTGGCAGCAACTTTTTGAGAAATATAATACTAGCGATATTAGTTCTGATTATGTAAGACTATGATTCTTCATATTGTTCTACCCAAAACCAGCCATATTCTTCTTCACCATCCCATGATTCATCATAACATACTACCATTTTATTGCCACAATTAGGGCAAATAATAAAGTCGTCTCCGAGTGTGTCAAACCAGACTAAATCACCTAAATCAGCTTTACATTTTTTACATTCATGCATAGTTATAATCCTTCTATTATTCTTTGTGGTTTAATTTCACTCACATAAATAACCTTAAAATCCTTCAGTTCTTTTTTAATGAACTGTATGATCTTATCTGCCAGGATTCCTTTGTCAAATTCCTGTTTGGATTGGATTTCTATTTCAAGATTTTGTTTCATCATATTTGGTTTTATTTGTTTAGGCTATCATACTTCCAGGCCTTCTCTTTCAGCCTTTCATTCTCTGCTTTTAGTTCCTCTAACTTTTCTAAAATCGGTTCTTCAATTTGTCTTTTATATTCAGGAAAATATTTTTCTGCTTCGGCTTGATTATACTCATGGGTCATGTTGTCCATTGTCAGGTCGTTGATCTTAGCTTTTAGTTCCTCTAACCCTTGCTTTAGGGATTCTATTTCTGAATCTTGGGACGAGATGACTTTTTTATAGCTTTCTATTTCGTCGTGGTAATTATTGCATCTTGCCGTCATGTTTTCAAAAGTTTTTACAGATGCGCTTTCTTTCAGTTCTTCACACTCCTTCTCTTTCTCTGTGCATTTAGATTGAAGAGCGGTGTAACGGTTTCTGAATTTTTCTACAACTGATTTACTAATTGAATAAGTATTTGTTTTATCAGAAAGGTTATAAAGTTTATAAACATTAATTTGTTCTTTCAATCGAGTATTCTCCTTTTCCAATTCTTCCCGCCCATCGGTTGCAAGTTCTTCAGACCATAATATTTTACCGTTGTTGCCATCAATTACTTCCCAATGGCTATGTGCGCCGTTATCAGCAAATGCTTCGTTTAGTATTGGCTTTATCATATTTTATTTATTTATAAAACCTCTGGTAAATCTTCGTCCTGTTCTATATATTCGCAATGTTCGCCACAACAAGGGCAGATGCCATAATCTTCTGAATCATTATCGCCGTTGCCCCTTGGTTCTTCACCACAGCAATCAGAAACTTTTAGCTTACCCATTCCTTCTTTCGGTATAGTTGACATTGTTTTTATTTTATAATTCCCCCGTCTAAAGACGGAAGCGGTGATTAAGTGTTTTGTTGGTTGTACCATGTGATGAATTGAAGCGTATCTTTATAAACATCCTCAATTTCTATCATCTTAGTCTCCATGTTCGGATTTAACGCCTTCCATAATCTCCGCCTTGCTTCTACAAAGGCTGAATCTCTAATTAACATTGGCTGCTTATCAGACATAAGTAATTCGTAAATAACCTTCAAGCATTTGTTATGAACGGGCATAAGTTCATTCCAGTTTACCTCATAGCAATATGCAGCTACCAACATTTTATCTGAATTAACCCACTCTTGTTGGTCATCAGTAACATTACCCATAAACTCAGCGATCAATTTATTTCCTTCTTGTATTTCCTTACTCATGGTTAATATTTTTATTTTTTAAGACGGAAGCGGTTTAGAGATTTAAAAGTTGTTTGAGTTCATTATAATCATTATCTTTTTCAATGTTACCATCGCTACCTATATGTTCGTAAAGCATTTCTATATTAGAAATCGCTTTCCCTAACCCTTCCTCCAATTCACTTATCCTTGATTGAAGCTCTTGTCTATGTCTTGCTGCTTCCATAGCTTTATCACACCATTCTTTTGAAGATTTAGTTTTCTTTTCAAGTTCTATTTCTACATCTTTCAATCTTTCAACTTCCTTTTTCAACTCCTCACAGTCTCGGTCACCTGTGGGGGAGGGGGTAGGTTCAGGTATTGATTTTAGCCGCTGCCATTCTCTAAGGGCTTCGTGCCATTTCATAAATAAATTATGTGATTCTTCTGGCATTCTATCAACATCCAATCGGTCAGTATTCCAATCAGAATAAGTTGCTATGTTCAATTCAGCCGCTTCACATCTTTGTTTCCAATAATTTTCCGAAGAAGTAGCACAGGGTTCTATGGATTCGGATAGGTATTCAAAAAACTCTCTAATGCTGTTGCCAATCAATATGCCTCCGTTTCGCTTTGTTTCTTTACACCATTTTTTATACTGTTCTTCGGGGAATTTCATATATTAATATTTTTTGCCGTGATACTTTTCTCTAAGTGAATTATACCGCATCTTTGCTTGGATATGCCATTCAAGATTAATTTTCTTAAATGCTGCTAAGTCCATAACACGAATCATTATATCAGCTAATTCATCCTCGAAATTATTTTTAACTTCTTGTTCAAAAAGCTGCTTAAAATCAAAATCATCAATATCCTCTTGCTGAATTACTGGCGGGTCACCATAACTCCAATCACAATACATATCCTTTCTATCTGCTTCCAATGCTTCTGAAACTTCACTATGAATAAGAGCAAGCATTTCACCAATGTTTTTTTCTTTATCAAAAAAGCCTTTCTCTTTGGCATTATTATGGATTTCTGCGGCTAAATCATTTACACCACTTGCTTTCACCCATCTGCATCCCTGCCTATTATTATTTTCCATGATTGAGTGTTTGTTGATTGAATAATTCTTGATTGATATATTTCAGGGCAGCCGTAACACACTTGGCACGATCAATGCAAGTTTTTATTTTATTATCATCAGCATCACTTCTGAATGTCACATTTCTATCATTATTGCCATGATTTAAATAAAATGCTTTTGTCTTGTAATTCAGGCTTGCTTCAATATATGCTTCGCCTTCAAAAAACTCAACCGTTGCCCATGTTTTTATTACTTTCATATCGGCTCTGGTTTATTTGGTAGCGGCATCCAATATTTAACATCGTATCTTATTCTAAACGGAGCATACCAATCTCCGTCTTCTGTATATTTTGCTATGTTTATATGTGATTCTAAAAATTCATCCAACTCAAAAACTAAAACTCTCTTTCCCGTTTCGGGCAATCCATCTTCCACCCTCGTCCATCCCTGCCTATTGAGGGAGGCGTATTCGGTCATTGCCGCTTTGATACTATCCAACATAGTCCCATAAACTAATGGGCAATGCTTTTTCAGCACATCTTCAATAGTAGGTGTCATAGTCTTTTCCATGTTTAAAGGTTTTATCTATTGATTAGGGGGTTAGAGATTAGAGTTCTTCCTTTAGTGAGAAGTCCCATTTTCTTGCAATCTTCAACAGTTAAAAATTTCCATTTAATTACTGATTCTCTCGTTATGTTTCTATCTATATTTTCTTCTTGTAAATTTAAAACAACGGTATCAATAGAGTCTGCCGCCATTACAATTTGCATTAATTTTTTAGGATTGTCAAATACCATATACGCCTCAATAACTTTTGTCTTAATATATTTCTGCGGTTTATTCACCATACAATTATTTTAAATAGTTACAAAATATCGGGTTGAATGGTAACAGACGAACTTTTGCAATTAGCGCATCGGTTCGGAGCATTACCTCTTTACTTTTTATCCCATCACACCACCAACCCGAATATATTAAAAGAACATTGGCGGCTACAAACCCCGATTACGACCAATGTTCACACGGGAGGGGCTGTCATAGCTTCATTGGTTTCCCCGTAGCCGCCAAATAATTTTTAAACCAGAACTTCGCTGCCTTCTTTGCTTGTGATCACTCTCAAAGAAGGTTTGAAATTAAAATCCTTTAATGCTTTGTCTTTCATAAAAAAGATTCATTTAAAATAATGCCCTTTCTTTTACATTTTTCAATATGCTTTTTACAGTATTTTTCTCTGCCCTTATACGGCCTTTTGTTTCCAGTATTCCCCTTACACTTAATCCCAATTCTTATACGGTGATTAATGTTTTCTTGTAGCGTACACCACTCTAAATTTATCGCCCTATCATCTGTCTTGATCCCGTTTATATGGTTTACCTGTGGTAGATTATCTGGATTAGGATGAAATGCCAATGCGACAACCCTTGCTATGTGCCTATTATATGGTTTGTTTTTAACACGAATACCTATACAATACCTGCCGTCTCTTTTACATAAATACTTCTTTCTAAGTCTTCCGGTTTTGGCGTTTCTAATATCGCCGTTTTCGCTAACTTCATACATCTCAAATAGTATTTCAGACAATCTCCATTCCATAATTAATAATTTCCTACTATTTTATTACGCTCTAATTCCACATCAACATCTAAAACATTAGAAACCCTTAGCGACGGCTTAAAGTCAAAATCTTTAAGAGCCTTCCCTAAAGCTTCAAAGAACTCTTCTTCGGAAATGTGTTCCCATTCTTTATAGGCTTTTACAATATCTCTTTTTGCGCCCTCAATAGAATCATTAGAAAGGAATGTTCTTTTACCTTCTATCTGAAAAATGTTGATTACACATTCTTCAATTACTCCTAAATAGGAAAAAGAATTTTTAAAAAAAGCAGGAGTTTCAATTTCAATTTCTACTTCCTGTTCGATGTTTACTTTGGTTTTTAGTAGCATAACGTTTGTTTTATTGGTTTGTTAATGATGCAAATTAAACAGTCTTTTTGATACCACAAAATATTTATTAATAATTTTCAATAAAATATTTGTTTATTTAAAATAAACCGTTATCTTAGCATTATGAAAGTAAAAGAAATAACACAAAAAACAGCAGTAACCCTTGATGAAAAGGGAATATTGCAGCGCCTTTCTAATGGGGAAAGGACGGAAATTGTAGCTGAAGAATTTGAGCTATCGCTAAGCACATTTGCTACAAAACTAAGGGAGATGCGTATTAAATATAAATGTGAGAACACAACGCATTTGGTAGCCTATTTTTTAAGAAAAGGAATAATAAATTAACCATGATAGCAGTCATCTTTACTTTAGTCGTTTTGCTTTTTACCGGAATAATATTTATCGCACTTCCGTACATACGAGAAAACGATCAGATGAAAAAGCAAAAGAAGATTTGGAACGACTTTGACGAAAATTCTTATCATTAACTTAAAATACAAATCATGTCAATTATCGCATCTAATTCAGCACAGCAACGGGAGCTTATTCCCGCAGGAAACTATATTGCCCGTTGTTATCAAATGATACACATAGGCACAGTACAGGAGTTAATAATGGGTGAAGTAAAAACCGTCAATAAAGTAAGGATCGGTTGGGAGCTTCCAGAAGAAAGAAGGGTTTTTAAAACTGAGAACGGGGAGCAGCCTTTTGTAATCTCTAAGGAGTTCACTTTATCAATGCACGAAAAAAGTAATCTCAGAAAGACTTTAGCCTCCTGGAGGGGTAAGGATTTTTCAGAGGACGAAGTAAAGAGCTTTGATATTACAAAACTTCTTGGAGTTCCTTGTATGCTTAACGTAATCCACAAGCAGGGTAAACGTGATCCGTCTAAGAGTTACGAAGAAATTGCAGGGGTTAGTCCACTTCCTAAATCGGTTAAATGTCCGGCACAGGAAAACCCTACTTTGATATTGGCATACGATCATTTTGATACAGAAGTTTTTGATAAATTGCCTGACTTCATTAAGGATAAAATAAGGTCAAGTGACGAATATAAAAAGATGAAAAACCCGCACGAAACCCAAATTCAAAAAGACGAAGAACCAAACGATGATTTGCCCTTCTAATGATTACTGCAAAAGACATATTTAATTTAGAGCAAGAAATGGCTGCTGAATTGGCTTCGCAAATTTACGAGGCCGGGTTCAGCAGCGAAGAAAGGAATCAAATTTTCGCTGAATTTGGAGAAATGACGGAAGAAAGATATAACGAGCTTCTAAAAATCATTTCAGACAGGCAAATAAGCCCTTTGGCGAGGGTTAGAAATGGGGAGCTGCTTCTTATCTCAGATGTAATAAAAGCCGTAAAACAGGCTGTAAACAACCCAAACACATGATAATAATAGGTTGCCAATTTGATGGACTCAGGACTTTGGCCGATAAGACGCTAAAGATAACCTTTGAAACGGGGGAGCTGAACCCTCAAGACCTTTTGGGACTGATGGAAAATATTAATCAGTTTGGTTACCTGGCTTTCAAGAAAGAACCGTTTGCGGAAAAGGAAAAAGAGATGTTAGATAATATGAAATCAGATTTTACATTTAAAGGAAAGACAAGCTCACAAAGATTAAGATCGGTACTTTATTTAATGTGGCAACAAAATAATGAGGGTTTTGATAGTTCGGTAAAACACTATGAACATCACATGGAGATTATTTTGAATCAGTATAAAAACAATTTACCTTGAAATTAATTTATAAATACGAACTTCCTATTAATGATATGGTTAAAATAAAAATTCCATCAAGCCATAGAATTTTATCGGTTGGTGAACAGTTTGGAGATGTTTTTTTATGGGCAATAGTTAATAACGAATCTGAATTAGTGGAAAAGAAAATTTATATTTTCGGTACTGGTTATACATTACCAAACGATATTAATATTTATCATTTTATAGGAACAGTTATAACCGATGGCGGTAATTACGTTTGGCACATATTTGAATTATGAAACAAAGATCCCTTCCAGTTCTTTTAAAATTAGCACAAGCGGCCTTTAACAAAAATCACGGGATATTACAATAGTATTATTATATTTGTTATATGAAAAAAGAAAAATGGTTGCCTGTTTTTGGTTATGAAGAATATTTAAAAATAAGTTCTTTAGGGAGATTAAAGAGACTTAATCGTGAATGGGTAACGGGGCGTAACACAAAACACAACTTTATTGAAAAAATAATAAACCCTAAAATTGATAAGTTGGGTTATTCATCAACAACTATTAGAATAAACAGCAAAACTGTTAATCTTTTGGTTCATCGTCTTTCTTTACTTTCTTTTAAATATGTAGATAATCATAGAGCATTACAGGCAAATCATATTAACGGTATAAAATCAGACAATAGAATTGAAAATCTTGAATGGCTTACAGCTTCAGAAAATCAAAAACACGCTTATCGAAATGGCCTAAAAAAACCATCTAAAAAACTTTGCAAGCCTATTCTAAAAGTAGATTTTTACGGAGTTGTAATTAAGAAATATAATTCATTTGCCGAAGCGGTAAAAGAAGGTTATGATAGATCAGCAATAATTAGAGTAGCAAAGGGGAAACAAAATTCATGTTACGGTTATAAATGGGAATATGCAAAAAAGTAGATCATTAAAGTCTTTGAAAAAAGAAGCGATAAGGGTATTTAATAAATTTGTTCGTGAAAGGGATAAGGGCAAGGGTTGTGTTTCTTGCATTACAGGAGGAGTTAATAACGCAGGACATTTTTATCATGGCCATTTATATTCAGCCTTGCAGTTTAACGAAATGAATGTTCAAGGTCAATGTATTCAATGTAACTTAGGAATGGCAGGAAACGAAAAAGGATTCAGGCAGGGACTTTTAAGAAGATACGGGCAAGAGAAAGTCGATTTGTTGGATTCGGCGGCCAGGCATAAAAAGAAATGGCAAGCTCACGAACTTGAATTTATTATAAACCACTATAAACTTTAAATCATGATGCCAAAATGGAAAATTGACCACATTAAACGATTTGCTGGATTAAGGACACTACAAAGATTATCACATGATGTTAATGAAAACGTTGATCTTATTAAAGAAATTTGCAAATTGTACAGTTTGGGCGAAGCTCCGGTACCACACACTTATCGGATAGAAAAGGTAAAACAATTTGTCAAGATAGAACCGGTTAAAAGACCTCCGGCGGTTTATGATAATAAAAGTTGGGATGATAACATTAATGAAATTTTAGGCAAATGATAAGCGAAGAATTAAAAAGGGCGCAGGATAAATTAGAGGCTTATATTATTGCCTCTGTTGAAGAATTTGAAAAAGAAACGGGAGTCAACATTCAGACGCTTCATCTTATCACAACAACGACCGAGGTTACTTGTGGTTATTTAAGAGATCACACTATTGGTATTACTTATTCAAAAATTAATTATTATGCGCCTAATTCGTGAAATGTCATTGGTAAAAGATCGGGTGAAGGCTTTGCTTTCAGATTACCCACATCTAAGAGATTCAGATAATAAACTTATTGCAAATATTTGGGCGCAAGATTTAAAAAAAATGGGGCTTGGTTCAGTTGATACAAGAGCTTTTTATTTTCTAAGCCTTTATGCTGATGGGCTATTAACAAACGCCGAAACCATTCGTCGTGTCCGTCAAAAGATACAGGAGGAAAACCCAGAACTTCGGGGAACGGTGAATGATCTTAGGCGGGAACAAGGTGAATCTGTACGAAAAGAAATTAAAGGATCTTCATAGGGATATTGGATGATTTACAAACCCCCGCCATTTCTATGGTGGGGTCATTTTAAAAACTAAAAATTGATATATGGAAAAAGTAAAAGGAACAAAAACGCCTCGCAATTACGAAGCTATTAAAAACGGAGCAATGAGCTTATCTTTAAAAGAAAGAGTTGAGTTATTAAAATTATTAAAAGATTCTATTGAGGCTGAAGTAGAAGGTTTAAAATCCCTTGCTAAACAAGCTGAAGAAATCGCAAACGGTTATAGCGTTGAAATAATTGAAAATAAACATCAAACTCCATTATGAGATTCATCCTGTTTTTAATAGCCTGTTGTGTTATCGCTGCTTTTTGCTCCTGTTCAAAACAAAGCACAACCGAATATTGCAAAACCTGTATTATCTTATCAGAAAAATATTCCAATGACAAAAGAATAGTTTCTGGATTATTTAGTCCTCCGGCTGAAGTAACTTTAAGAATCTATTTAAGAACAGACACTTTGTACCAGGATGTTCTTTGCGGTCATTGGCTCCAGGTGTTCAGAGAGAATAAGAAGATTTGGGATTTAGACACAGGTTTTGTGGTTTGTGATCGTTATTTATTTGAACGCAGAATATATATTGTAAAATGAACTGGATCCCAATCATAGAAACCCCTGCAACCTTTATTGAATTTTTGTGTTATGATGATTACTATGAACGGATTTATTTAGCTTATATGAACGAGGAAGGGATTTGGACTATTTGTCATACCGATAAAATGTTGAGGTCCGTAACCCATTATATGTTGGTCCATGAAAAACCTGTGGAAAACTTGTAATTTGTTTACTGGCTCTTTGTTTTTATATTAGCGTACATTTTTAGTACGGATTTTGCAGATGAAGAGTGAATCATTCGCAAAATCTTATTTCAAGATTAAATAGTCGGTAAAGGTTTCACTCCCTGAGCCGGCTTTTTTATTTAATGGAAGGGAAAAAATCTTTCGTTCTTTATTCTGACATCATTCATACTGTCAAGAAACTACCCAATAACAAGGCGGGAGAGCTTTTTAAATTGATCCTTTCTTACGTCAATGATGAAAACCCAACTACAAAAGACTTCGCTGTGGACCTTGTGTTTGAGCCTATAAAGCAACAGTTAAAGCGGGACCTTAAAGAATGGGAAAGAATAAGGGGTAAAAGGTCCGAAGCTGGCAAAGCAAGTGCTAACAAAAGGCAACAAGTGTCAACAAGTGTTGAAAGTGTTGAACAAAAAGAACAAGTGTCAACTGTAAATGGTATTGTTAATGTAACTGTAAATGATACTGTAATAAATAAGAATATAAATATATATCCTGACGGAAATTTTCAAATCGAATTGCCGGAGTTAAAAATAAATACAGCTATTGAATATTTAAGCAGGACCAGAAAAACGGAAGCCGATCGGGATTTAGTTATTTCATTATTTACTGCATTTAAAGAAAAAAATTTCACCGGCGAAAAACCTTATTCATCCGAAGCAAAGATTTTTAGCCACTTTTTTGAAACATTAAAATTTGAAAAAATAAATGGACATCCAAAAACTCAAACAAGCAATAGACACAAGGGAGCCATGCAACTTGTCACAAATCTCAAACAAAATTACACCGGAAGAAAAGAAGATTCTTGAGCTTAAATATTCTGGCAAAAGATTTGGGCAAATGCAGCCCTTTGAAATATTAGAATCTGCTCAGCAAGTTCTTTTAAGAGTTCATGTAATTGCAGGATGGGTAATGCCAGCCGATGAACTTGTGGCAATCCTGGTTGATGAGTTCTCAAAAAAAATAGTTGAATCTTATCCAAATGTTACAGCCGAAGAAATAGCCTATGCTTTTAGATCGGAAGGTTATAAGGTTAAAGAATGGGGCAAGGCTTTAAACATTGGATTGATCGATGAGGTCATGGTCCCATACTTAGAAAGAAGATTTGAATTAAGTAAGTTTGAAGAACAAAAAAAAGCCATTGAGTATAAACCTGACCTTGCACAAATAGAAAAAGAATATCAGGAGTTTTTACAAACCGATTTAGGTAAACAAATGAATCCAAAGATTTAATTTTTTCTGACATACTAAAAATAAGAAAATGATAAGCCAGATACTTTTTAATGACCACTTCCAGAACTTTAAAAAATATAACTTACACAAGGCACAGCTCATTATAGCTGATGTTCCTTATAATCTTGGTAATAATGCCTATGCCTCAAATCCGGCATGGTATGAAGGGGGAGATAATGAAAACGGAGAAAGTAAATTAGCTAAAAAAACCTTCTTTCATTCAGACGGTTATTTTAAGCCAGCGGAATTTATGCACTTCGCCAATGCGTTACTAAAAAAAGAACCGAAGGAAGTTGGACAGGCTCCGGTAATGTTATTATTTTGCGCTTTCGATCAGCAAATGTTTTTTATTGAGTTAGCAAAAAGATACGGGTTGCCTAAATATATAAACCTTGTATTTCGTAAAAACTTTTCCGCTCAGGTATTAAAAGCAAATATGAGAGTAGTTGGTAATTGTGAATATGGTTTGCTTTTTTATAGAGATAAATTACCAAAATTTAACAATAAAGGGAAGATGGTTTTTAATTGCATTGATTGGGAAAGGGATGATGCAAATATTGAAAAACTTCATCCAACTCAGAAGCCGATAAAATTATTAAAAAAACTTATTGAAATTTTTACAGATGAAGGTGATATAGTTATTGACCCAACAGCAGGAAGTGGCAGCACTTTAATAGCCGCTTTAGAATTAAATAGGAAAGCATACGGTTTTGAAATTGATAAGAAATTTTTCAAGGAGGCAACTAAATGGATAGATCAAATTTCACAACGAAAAAAAGACATAGAAAAATATGGTTTTCCAAAGACTGAAATGGATAAAGAGCGAATCAATTTATTTACTGAATGGACTTTATGATAGCCATCCGAATATTTAGCGATGATCCAGAAACATTAATAAAACTTTGCACTCCTTTTATTCAGGAAGCGAAAGAGGACAAAGATTATTTACATTTTTGGAATACGCCTAAATGGTTTTTAAGTGAGCTTTACGGATATTTAAAACATAATGGAGATTTACCGGAACTTTCAAGAGAAAGGAAACTGGAGCTTTGGGACGAGGCAAAAAAAGACAAATTACTTTACTTATCTTTATATCTTGTAGAAGTTATTTAACGGTTTTTTGGTTAATGGTTTAATAATAAGGAAAAAGTTCTTTTATGTCTATGAGAGAACTATAAACAATTAGTCTTGGTAATTCCGGTATTTCTATATCGGAATTTATTTCTTATCTTACATTTACTCTTGGTTAGGAGAGCTTAAAATTCTTGCGGTGGATAATTGAGGCTTCTAACCAGGCCAATTTTTGAAGCCGCATTTTTAATTATGAGAACAATAACATCTGCTCAAGGCTTGGGTGATCTTTGCTGGATTTTCCAAAAGCTAATTAATCAAGATGAAAAATTTGACTGGATAATTCCTTGCAATGATTTCGACGCCGAAGTTCAGAAAAGGGCTTTCCAGTTACAAAAACTATTTCCTTCTTTGATAAATTCAATGACTCATAAAAAGATGAAGTTCAGGAGGGATATTGCAAGTTTCAGCCATAGAGGAACGTGGGAACAAGCTGGCAAAATGGATTTGTTTTTAGAAGCTAATTCACATCTTGAAGCTGGACAAAGAATTGAAAAATTTCTTCCTGATCTTAAGACAAGTTTTATAATTCCATTTCAGACTACAACCGAGAATAAAAAACAAGCAAAGGAAATTTTAAAAGGGAAAAAACTTTGTGGAATTTATACATCTAATCAGGCTAAGATAAAAGATTCATGGTTGGAAAATGATTGGATTGAACTAATGAATTTAATTTTAAAGCATGACCCAGAATATAGATTTGTGATGATAGGGGCTGAATACGATAGGCCTTTTTTAGAAAACATAATAAACGAAATGGATACTAAATGGGTTGCGTTTAAATACCCACTTTTTAGTGTTTGCATAAATAATGATTTAGGGGCCACAATAGAGGTCTTAAAAGGCCTTGATTTATTAATAGGGTTTCAGTCGGGGATAACGATAATAAACGAACTGATAGGCGCAAAACAAACAGTAATGCTATATTGGAATGATTTCAGACACGCAAATATAATTAACGCATGGCCTGACCCAGAAAGGATAAAATCGGGAGCCTACAAGGGCTGTCATTTCTGCCCACCAAAACAAATATTCGATTGGCTAATTCAAAATAAAAAAATATGAAAAAGTGGATGCCTTTTATTCAGTTTTGCATGGCTATTTCAACGTTAATTTTATTGGTTATAATTTTAATTAAAAAGATATGAATATACCAAAATTTGAAAACCCTCCAGAACCGCCAGTAAGAAAATATTATTACTTAGGTAAAGATATTCAACAATGCTCAAAAGAGGAATTGCTTGATGCTTTAAAATATTCCATTGATAAAATAACAGAGCTAACAAATAATTATAGAGATGCCGAACTTAGTAAAATTGAATGGATGGGAATTGCTGCAAAAATAAAATTTAATAAGCCATGAAAGACTATTCTGAATATTTAAAGAAACCAGGAATGTTAGAGTTCATTGAAAACTCATGGCTAACAGAAGCAAAAGAGATCCATGATTTTCATGCAGAGGTGATTAATGAAGTGATTGAAAAATATAATCTATACGCTGTTATTGAAATAGGTTGTGGAACAGGGAACATTGCCAAACGATTAATAACCGATAAGATTTATTTAGGGTTTGACCTAAACGAGGATTGTATTAAATTGGCAATAGAAAAAACCGGAAACAAAACACGAATATTTATCAATCGTGATATAAGGGAGTTTAATAAAGGTGACATTAAAATGCTGAACGGGAAAAAGAGCCTTGTTTTTACTTTTGGATTTCTAAAGCATTTCGGAATACATGAATGGAATGAAATATTCGCAAAGGTTTGTTCTATCGGGGATTATTTAATATTCAATATGCCAATAGCGGAAAGGACACATGATGACGGTATAGAATTTCATCATGTTTGGGCTAATGCAATTGAATTAAAAACCCAAATTGAAAAGAATGGATTCATAGTTTTAAAAGTGATTGAACATGGAGTTGAGCCAATATTCATTTGCAAAAGAAGCGAAACAATAATATGAGTAAAGAAATTTGGAAAGCATTGCCTTGGAGGTCATGGATTGAAATATCTAATTTTGGTAATATTAGATCGACCGATTTTAATGGCTCTGGAAAAATAAAGTTATTAAGTCAATCAAAGCACCATTGTGGATATATAAGAATTTCTTTTAATAATGTTGCTTATTATAGTCATAGATTGGTGGCAGAGTTATTTATTCCAAATCCTGAAAATAAAAAACAAGTAAATCATAAAGATTGCAATAAGGCCAATAATAGAGTTGATAATCTTGAGTGGGTTAACCAATCTGAAAATATGCTTCATGCCAGAGCGAACGGGTTAAGGCCATTAACAAACAACCAAATGAAAGGTTTAAGGATTGGATGGGCAAAAAATAAAAAACGAACCGATGTCAATACCAGCAGATAGAAATTATATAGAAATTTACAAGGCAGATTGCGACTGTTATGTAGAAACGGGTAGCTATGTGGGAGATAGTGTTACACTTGCTGTAAAAGCCGGATTTCAGGAAATACATTCTATAGACATAATTAATAAAATTCCGGAATCTTATTCTCATGGCATGAAAAATATAACTTTTCACATTGGAGATAGCCCAAAAGTATTAGACGAGCTTTTGCCTAAGTTGAAAGATAAAAAGATTTTCTTTTTTTTAGATGCTCATAGTATGCTGACAGAAGGCGAAGAAGAAAATTATCCTTTGCTTAATGAATTAAATGTTATCGCAAAGCATTGTAATAATTGTGTTATCTTAATTGATGATTATTTATATATGACACATCATTTAATAACAGGTTTTTCAACTAAGATGATTGAAAAAAGATTGGACATGATGGGATTGGAAATTGAATATCTTTCAAACCCAATTATTAACAATATACTTTTAGCAAGATGATTTCCGGTTATTATTTAGAAGCACATGGATGGGTAAGAAACAAATCAGTTTATACAAAGGGCGATAATGTTATTACTTATGATGGCACGAATTGGTTTTTAAACGGCAAAGAAATAACTTCAATAAATGAGATACCATGAAAACCTTTGTTCATAGTGGGAACCTAGGCGATGTTGTTTTCAGCATTCCTACAATCCAATATTTATCTGTAAACGAAGGCGCAGTTGTTTATGTGAAAGCGGCCAATTATGTTTTCGGAAATCAGTATGACGCAATAAAAGATTTACTTCTTCAGCAAGACGGAATAAAAGAAGTTCATCCTTTTTATCCTTCAGACGGGAATTGGAATTATTTTAATTGGCCCGGATTGAAATACGATTATGATTTAGATAGGGCAAGACTTCAGGCAATGCGGGGAAGGATTCATATTGTTAAAAGATACTTTGATGCTTTCGGAATTGATGAAGATCACCGAAAGCCATTTCTGAAAATAGACGAAGATTATAAACGAGATGAAAAATTTGCATTGATACATTTAACCGACAGGTGGAACGGACTTCAGTATGATTGGAAAAAGATTTATAACGAAGCAAAGCAAAGACATGAGAAAATTTACTTCATTGGTTTTGTGGGCGAGCACATGGAATTTACTATTCGTTATGGAGAAATAGAACACATAATTACCGAGAACCTTTTAGAAATGGCAAGGCTTGTGAGGGATTGCGAAGCTATTTACTGTAATCAAGGTGTCGCTTTAACACTTGCGCAAGGATTGGGAAAAGAATATTATCTTGTAATGAATGGAATGAAAACTAATTGTCATTTAGGGACAGAAAATGAACATCTTTTAGGAACAGAATATTTAATTCCTAATCATACTTTGATTATTGGCGCAAGACCTGATTCACATTTAAATCACATTTTCAAATGAACTTTATATTAGGGAAATATCATTATTTAAAAGACGAATTTGGTGTACACCAGCTAAACCCCGATCCATACACATATGATGAAAACTATTGTGCAACCTATGACACAGAGGCATATAGAAAAGGAAACGAGAATCTACAACGGCTAAGATTTAATTTCATTATAAATTCATTCGGCAAAATACCATACTCGATATGTGATGTTGGATTTGGCAATGGGGCTTTTCTTAAATATTGTATTGGCAAGATTCCTATACTTTATGGCAAAGATGTTTCTGGTGTTAAATTAGATTTTATTGATATAGTTGATGAATATCCATTATGTGATGTTATGACGTTTCACGATGTTTTAGAACATATTCCAGATTTATCATTTTTGTACGACCTAAGATGTAATACAATTATAATTTCTTGCCCGTGCTGTCATTTCGATTCAATAGAATGGTTTGATACATGGAAACACAGAAAGGAAAACGAACACCTTCACCATTGGGATGAATCAACGCTTACAAATTTGATGAATAAATATGGATGGATTCCAATATCTGAAGCATCTTACCATGAAGACCATGTCCGTAAGCCATTAAACGGGCAAAGAAACATTTTATCAATGGCTTTTAAAAGATGACAATAGTATTCCCATATAAGCCTGATATTTTCGACGGCTTAGAGCTTCGTTATTCTTTACGATCAATAGAAAAGAACCTAACCGGATTTACTGATTTAATAATCTATGGGAATGCTCCGGAATGGTATCGAGGAAATTGGATGCCATCAAGTGATTATCCTGGTAGAAAGCAATTCACAATTTATAATAAATTATTAGCGGCCGAAACGGACAACTTTTTAATGTTTAACGACGATCACTTTCTTCTTAAGCCCTTACAAATTCATCAAATAAAATACTGGCATAACGGGCCAATTAAAAACGAATTCAATAGAAACCTCACAGCTAGATATGCAGATGCTGTTAAAAATACTATAAATATCATCCCAGAAGGATTAAACTTTGATATTCATACTCCAATAATTTACAACAAAGGGCATTTCAGAAAATTATTTTTAAATAAGACCGAAGAGATTTGTATAAAAAGTTATTATTGTAGTTCATTAAAGATCGAAGGTGAAAAAATGGATGATCTGAAGATTGACACTTTACTATCTGAGGAAGCGATTAAGGAACTAATAAAAGACCGGCTTTTCTTTTCAACTGGGCCAAACGGGATTAAGGAACCAATGAAGAAAGTTTTACAAGAGCTTTACCCAATAAAGAGCCGTTGGGAAAAATAATTCTCAAATATTAAAAAGTAATATCTAACTTTAGTTTCCAGAAGGACTTAATCTCCTTTCTGACAAATGAAAATATTGAAAGCAAACGGGTATCCGGCCGCTAATATTAACGCCACTACAAT